TGAACTGTATTTCTCAATATACTTTGAAAGAACAGCCTTGTTCCAAGGCTTTCCTCCATTATGTGCAATCAGTTCTTTTTTTACAGCTTCCCAAGTGTTCTTCCTATTCTCTTTAAGAATAGGGGTGTTGAGATTCAGAACATCATTGATTTCCTTATTATATTGTTCGTTTGAAGAAACAATTTCCCCATCCATTTTATAAGACAGCGTTGCTATGAAATTTGCATCAAGTGGAGTAAACGAAATATCCTTACTACCCTTCAGTCGGTCACAATGTTCCTCGCTTCCAATATGACCAGGGCAACAAATCACCATATTAGAATAATCCAATTTCTTATCGTCATGATTTTCACGACTCTGTATATGTTCAACTCGATGATCTTCATCTGTAAGGACATAGTTTATACCATCTTTCTTATATAATCTGTCCTTGTGAGGAATACGTCGCATACAATAGGCACAAATGTAGCCTTGCTCTTCTAAAAGGGCATCAACAAGTTCCGGGATTGATTGATAGTCAACCCCAGGAGTGCATCTATATTCCTGCCACTCTTTGGGTTCTGATTTCTTTTGAATAAGTATCATAATCAGTCTTCGTAAAAAGATAGAGTAGCCTCAATTTTAGACAGTTCAGGATTTGCATCACTTCCTGGTCGCTCCTGCATTTTTTCTAATGCAGTTCTGGCATCAGAGTATTTTTCAGCATCAATCAATGATTCAATATTTTTTATTTCATCATCTATAGCTAAATCTCGAGGGGGCTGGTCCATATAGACCTGCATGATGGTAGATGCATCCAATCCATAAGTATTAAGCTCTTTGTGACTATATATGCCATCCTTGTATTCCAGCTTATACACCACGTTTTCTGGAGCATTTTCTACAGATGACATTACCAATGGCGCATGAGTACTGACAATAAACTGAATCTTTGGGAACGTGTTGTGCAAAGCCTTTAGGATGCGAACTTGAAGCTCCGGATGCAGGTGCTCATCTATCTCGTCGATGATTACTGTACCGTGAGTCTGCTTATATGCCTCGACACCATACATCGCTTTATTCAACAATGCACATCTAAATGCTATATCCATGACTATATTGACAAGTCTGCGATAGCCATCAGACAATAGTTCAAACTTAGACTCTCTTCCATCTACAAAATGGAAGTAAACCTGACCATCATTGTGTCGTATATCAATATCATCTATGATGTTGCAACCATTGGAACCCAAAGCATCAATAATAGTATTTCTTACTATACTGATTTCATCTTCCCCCTTTTTAGCCTCCTTCAAGACAAGCAATCTCTTTATCCAACATTCCATCAGACCCTTGCAGTCATAACTTTCAAAATAGCCAAACGAAGGTTTGGGTTGATGTTTCTTAAACTTGTTCTTATCAAATTTGCGAACCGTATGAATGTCTTCTGTGGAAAAACAAGCATATAAAGGCAATGCATGATTTTGACGAATTTCCCCGTCAACAATCTCATGAGAATGCTTTTGAAGCAATGAAGCATATTCTTTTAATGCCGTTAATCCTGTAACAAGATTACGTGAATTCTTTTTTGACTTCTTCTCTATCTTATATTCACCATCTAAATCTAATTCTATTATGCTTCCACTGGAACTTTCTATTTTTTGAAAATCCCAACTGCCAAAATTAAATGAAATCTCTACAGGAAGTTCTGCTATTCCAGTATTTCTGAAATCATCGTTATCTGCACTCTTCCACGTTGTGTTTTCATCACTATAACCTGAGAAGAAGGAATTCATAACAAGATTACAAGCTCGTAGCAAAGAAGTCTTACCTACGGAATTATCACCGATCAGCAAATTGATTCCGCTCCGAAATTCGATGCTTTTATTTTCGTAGCATCTGAAATTTTTGATTACGATGTTGCGCATATTAGTTTGTCTTTATTTTAATGATTCTATTTTAATATCTCCACTCATCAGCTTCGGAAGTAAGCGGTCGCGTGCCTCGGTAAGGAGGCAGATTTGAGACGAAAGAGTTTTTATGCCTCTAAATGATTGTTCTACCGCCTTATTATACAAATTACTGATTGAGTTATTCGGAATTAGAATTTCTATACTCTCGAATTTCGATTTATTTACATTAGTCATTGTTGCTCCATTACTTCCTATATTGTTAAGATGCTCTTTGAGGGAGAGAAAAGTGTTATACATGTAGTATAGCAGAGAATTATCATTCAGAACTAACGAATTAATCTGTTGGTTTGTTTGGCATTCTTCTTTTGTAATGCATACTAAACCTGCTGTTCCTATACAAGAAACCATCAAGCTATTCGCTGGAATAAATTTGCCGCTTTGAGAATTCGCGCCTAAATCTGAAAGGAACTGTGAACTTGTTGGATATATGCCTGTGTGCATATCAGGAATAGTAATAAAAGGTATTTGCCCTCCATAATACTCTTTCTTAGAAGTGGATGGAGTTTTACCAGTAATCACTTTCCCAATCTCACGAACCTTCTTCTTCTCCCACCCCTTAGGCACACCATCTACGATTTTGGTGTTTTTGTGTCCGGGGAAGTGGAGGTCAACGAACCATTCCTTATAGAGTCGCTGTGCTGCTTCTTCCAATAGCTTTATCTGCTTCTGATAGTTCTCTATCAAAGAGTCGTAGCGAGAAAGGATGGTAGCGATATGATGCTGAGTAGAAAGGGGAGGCAAAAGGATGTCCAAATTTTTGATTATTTGTGCATTGAGATTCAATTGGGCAGCACCAATCTTTAAAGAGACCATTTTTCCGTAAAGAGTACAAAGCTGGTAATATACGAATTCATAATCAGCTTTCTGTTTATCAATCGCAAGGTTACAACAAGCTTGATTAGTTGTAAGAGGTATTTTATTAATTGCTACTTTGCCTGCCGTGTTACCATACATGGCAACAATAACAGAATCTTGCACAATCCATTTTGCACTTGAATTATTAAATCCTTCTTCTGAAATATAGTTTTCGGTCTTTGTAATTCTACAATAGTTAATTTCCTTGGTGTTAAGCCATGGAATCGTTGGTGGGTTATAATAAGAACTAACATTAGCTTTGGGCGTTCCACCAGATGTGACACGCTCACAGATTTCTCCTAACTTCACTTTCTTCCATTCACTCATACCTCATCCCCCTTTCTTTCATTTCCCCATTTAGCTTTTGCAACTTCAAGGGACTTTTGTATCTGTTGCACGAGGACATCGCGAGGTGGTAATTCTGTCATATATTGAGCGACCTTAATGCCCGATTTGTCGAGTTGGAGAAGTTCAATCTGTTCCTCACTGCCTTCGGTACAGAGTAAAAGACCAAGTGGTGTTTCTTCCCCTGGCTCCATTTCATTCTGTTCCAACCAACGTAGATACAGCTCCATCTGACCTTTGTATTGAGCTTTGAAACGACCGAGTTTCAAATCAATGGCAATAAGGCGATGTAGTTTGCGGTGATAAAATAGCAGGTCAAGATAAAAATCCTCTCCATCAATAATCATACGCTTTTGACGCTCAACAAAGCAGAACCCATTTCCAAGTTCAAGAATGAACTGTTCCAGATGTGCGACAAGACTGTCTTCCAAGTCCTTCTCGCTATACAAGCCTTTTAGCCCAGTAAATTCAAGGAAATAAGGGCTTTTGAATACAACATCAGGAGAAACAACTTTATTATCTCTGACATTGGCAAGTTCCTGTTTTACAACTTCCTCTGGCTTTGACGACAATGCTGTACGCTCGTATAGCATTCCATCAATTTCCTTGCGAAGCTGACGAACGCTCCATCTATTGGCTGATGCCAGTGTGAAATAATAATCACGTTGCAGTTCGTCTTTCAATGGCAGTAGCTCCACGAAATGCGACCATGATAATTGTCGCGACGCTGTCGAGACAATCTGAGAATCGGGAAAAAGGGTTGCAAACTGCATGTGACGATACAGGCTTTTTACGTCAAAGCCTTTGTGACCGTAGATATTCTGTAATTGTCGTGACACTGTCGCGACAATTTGTTTTCCATAATCAGCTCGCTCATTTCCAAGTACATCGCGGTTGATTCGCTCGCCAATATGCCAGTACATCATGGTAAGCTCATAGTTGGCTGTAGATGCCACATGGATTCGCGCTTCGTCAATGATTTGGCGGAGGTCAGTCATCAAATTTCCAACTACTGCACCCATTGCTGAAATATCGGTTGACACTATTGGTTTTATCTCTTTTTCCATGATTTACTTCGTGTTAAGAGTTTCCCATTCCTTCATGATCTCGCTCATTAGCAAGTTAGCTTCTTTGTTGAGTGAGGCGAGTTCTGTATGGATTTCATTCATACGCTCATGGAAGTCAACGCCATCGTCTTCGACTTCAGCAACACCCACGTATGCACCGGGGGTAAGCGAGTAGTTCTTTTCCTCTATCTCCTGAATAGTGGCAATCTTGCAAAGACCAAGCACATCCTGATATTTGCCTTCAAGACCGAACTTTGAAGTGAGCCAAATGGCTTCGTTTACCATATCCTTGGTTTCAAGAGTAACAGCAAGTTCCGCCTCATTGGAGGTAATGACAGCCTTCAGTTCATCCTTCTCCTTTTTCCCTTTTGTCTTTTTGAGGGCATCTTGTTGGTCTTTGATATACTTTTTGTACATCGCCTCCTCGGAGTTGAGTACACCGAGGGCTTTCTCGAAAGTCATGTCACAATCTTGCCAAGAATAAGAGTCATGCCTCTCGGCATGTTCGCTAAGTGCATTCCAATACTCATTGATAAGTGACTTATACTTGTTCTGTTCTCCACGATACAGATGGACAATAGCTTGCATATTTTTCAATTGCCATTCTGACCATTCATTAAGAGTACGGTCAACAACGGTATAATAGTTGCGGGCATCAATGAAAAGTACACGATTCTTATTCTCTAAACGCTTTGCCTTGTCAAAGAACCACAGCGAGCAAGGGAGCGAGAGGGTATAGAAGAAGTTGTTGCCCACGCTCACCATCACATCCACATCGCCCGTCAAGACAAGCTTTTCGCGGATGTCACGATCCTTGTTGGCACTATCCGTGGCCGATGATGCCATCACGAATCCCGCCCGACCGTGGTCATTGAGGTAGGCATAGAAGTATGAAATCCAGAGATAGTTGGCATTACCAATCTCTTTTGTCTTAGCATTAACACCAGGCAACCCAAATGGCAGACGACCAGCAGCAGATGCGGACTCTGCTTTCACTTTATCTACATTGAATGGAGGATTCGCCATCACATAGTCACACTTTCCTGCAAGGTTGTGTGCATCATGATAGAAGGAGTTAGCCTCATCACCAGAGACAATCCTGCCATTCAAACCGTGTACTGCCATGTTCATCAGACAGAGTTGGGCATTGTATTCCACCTTTTCCTGACCGTAGAAGGTCATCTGCGTATTGGCATTCATACCACCAGCATTCACAAAGTCACCAGTTTGAACGAACATACCCCCAGAACCGCAAGCAGGGTCAAGCATTACACCTTGTTTTGGCTCCAGTACATTAACGAGCATCTTTACCAACGACTTTGGAGTGAAGAACACACCATCGTCTGATGCTACAGCCTTGGCAAACTTACTGAGAAAATACTCATAAATACGGCCTATAACATCACCACCGATTTCGTCGAGTGTCTTGTTATTAAAGATACGAAGGAGTTCACGCAACAGTTCATCGCTGAACATCGTGTATGACTTTGGCAGAATACCTGTCAACTGTTCGCTTTGTTCTTCGACCAGAGTCATAGCGCGATTGACAGCTTCGCCCAAAGGTTGGTCATCCGACAGATTTACCAGATAGTCAAACTGAGCCTCACGAGGAAGGTAGAGCGCACTTTTTGCCGCAAAGTCACTTGGTTCAACAGGCATTATGCGACCACCACGGCTTGGGCGATTCTTCAACAATTCAGCTTCAACCATCTTGAAGCGACTATATGCGTATCTTAGAAACAGCAATGCCAACACCGGCATACAGTATTGGCTCGATGTCAGCTTACTCCCTGCACGAAGCAAGTCAGCCGACTCCCAAAGGTCAGCCTCGAGTTTACGTATATTTATCTTATCAGTCATTTGCTTCAATTATAAAGGTTGTTCATTGCTTACAAGGTCACTCATTTTGACCTGTAGTATTTCTGCTATCTTTTTGATAGTCTCTAATGAAGGCTGTGCTTTGTTGGTACACCACTTGCTGATAGTTGCAGGGTCTTTTTCCATTTGCTCTGCTAACCATTTTGCTGTTTTATGCTGTTCAACAAGCACCACTTTCAATCTGTTGAGGTCTTTATTTGCCATTATACAAAATTTAATGCAGCAAAAATACTAATTTTTCATGTAAAACGTGCAAAAATAAACAAAAATATGACAAAATGCGGCAATTTTCTTTGCCTTTTAGTTCAATTGAGACTAAAAATCACAAAATTGACACCAATATTTGTGAGATTGAAAGCCACAGCTAAAATCAAGACAATGACTTGTCGCAAACCTTATCCTCCATTTAAGTACCAAGTTTGAATATCGAAGCGTGTAAGCAATTCACTATATCCACCCCACAATCACCAATATAGTGCATTATCTAAAATAGTTTTCAGAAAAGTTACTATATTGTTACCTAATTAATTATAATATATATGTATTTATCTTATAATCAATGCTTTTATACAATTCTATAGGATAATAGCCTAATACCCACTGTTGAAAAGTGACAGCAACAGAGGGACAGAAAACGCCTCTATGATGAAAGCAAGCTTCCCGAATCCACGAAGGAAAGAAAACACCCAAAAGAGAAACAGGGAAATAAAAACCCCGACACGTGTGCCGGGGTCTCCAGTCGGTTGTCTTAAAAAGGAAGTAGTGCAGGAACTGGACTGCACTTTATCACACAAGGCGCAAGCCCTGAAAGTCCGTACCCATGTTGTTTACAAATGTCTGTATCTTCTCCAACTGGGCATCTGAGATATAGGTGTTTCCCTTCTTGTACTGGCGCATCAAAGAGCTGTTTATGCCTATCATCTTGGCAAAGGTTGTCACATTGATGAACGAGTAATATTCAAAAAAGGATGCAAGATCGAATTTGAAGGTGGGCTTTTCCATCAAAGCGGCAGGCACCTCGTCTCCGTTCTCCTGGTACACCTCCTTCATCTCCTCAACGCTGTTGAAGAAATCCTCTTTCGCCTCAGCAATGGTGTCGCCAGTGCCAAGTGCTGTGAACTCATCGCTTTCCTTGTTGTAGGCGATGTAAGTTCCGTCATTCTGTTTTTCTATTGATACTAACATGATTCTCGAATTTTAGGTTTTACAATCAATTTATCGTGAGCTGTCAGATAGGCTAAGCACCTATCTGACTTAAAATCTTCTTCATTAAATTCGGTCTTACCTCCTGTGACCAATGTCTTTCAATCAATAAGATGTCCTTTCTCTCCTTGTGGCGGTAGATGTCATGCTTTTTCCCGTGCTTGACGAACTCATAGCCCCTTGAGATGACCAACCTTCTCATTTCGTTCCAGTTCATTTTGATTTGGTTTTAATTGTTAATACTTCCTTTATTTTTAAGACACTACAAAGTTACGGCTTTTTCTTGACATATACAAATATTTATATAACATTTTTGTTATACATTTTGTTTTTTAACATTTCACCGTTTTTGACCTCCATTTTGACCTCCATGGAATACAAAAGCACCACCGCATTTCACAACGCGGTGGCACGGTTTATAAAGGATGGTCATAAATTATGCTCTTCATCAAAACCTATTCGGAGGTCATGCTGTACAGGCGTATCGCCTCCGCTCAATCTCACTTCGGTTGGTTGCATCCATCCGTTCATGCTCGCCAGCAATTTTGCAGCCTCAACCTTGCCGATAAACTCCACTGTGACAGCACCCTTCCTGTCTCTCTTGATTTTCCTGATGGCTATACGCAAACTGCGTGGCATTTCGCAAATGTGACGTGCTATCCAGTCCCCCTTTTCCTCGCTCCATCGGTACAGGTCAATTGGGTCTGATTTCACGATCGCCATGAGCACCGCCTCGACTGCCTTTCTGCAGGGCTTTGAGGCATCAGAACGCTCTTTCAAAATTTCTGCTACCCTTGCCCCAACCTTGCCCCTCTTTCTGAGGTGGCTGGCTTTGGCATATATAACGCTTTCGTTGGTTGTGTGCGTGTTGAAAGCCTCCCTGTAAGCTGCAGCGGCATTTCCCAGTTCAACGAATAACTGGCAAAACCTTTCTTGCTTGGGTGTTAATGTCGATTTCTTCATGTTTACAAGTTACTTTTTATGTATTTTTCAAATTCTGCCTGGTAGACGGATCTTCTCTGTTCGAGTATCATGGTCTTTGTCATCTCCTTGGCGTTCTTGATTTGCTTCTCAGTAAGCTTGTCAAGTTTCCTCTCCAGCCTTGAAAAGTCATTTACGATAACTGTTTCAGGTAGTAGTGGGGCGTTTGACAATGGTAGTGGGAATTCTGGCATCTCATTGGCATCAGGGTACACCATCGCACCTTTTGGCAAATCCACAAGTGTAGGCGTGTCTGGAGTCATCCACACCTTTTCCCCGAACATGACGATTTCGCTTTTACCACCATCACCGACAACTGCGAGTCCTCCCTGGTGCCCTTCTTTCGGTGTGCCCTTCGCATAAGCCTTGATGGGTGTGGCGAGAATGGTGGCTATCTGAATGGCACCCATGGCGGCAACAATGGCAGCCATCCAGGGCCCAGTCTTCAATGCTTCGGTAATGGCAACCGCTGTGGCGATGCTTGCCTCTGCAACACTGGTGGCTTTCTCCCACACAGCTTTCTTGTAGGCGATATCTGTTTTCTTTCGTTCCAGTTCTTCCTCCTTCTCAGCACGCCTCTTTTCGGCTGCAGCTTTCCTTTCCTCCGCCTCTTCCGTGCTGATGGCACTGCGCTCTGCCAGCGACTCGATGCGAGCGACTTCTTCATCATAGTGTGCCTGGTTTGCCTCCTTTTCTTCGTCAATCCTCTGCAGCTGCCCGTCATATAGCGCGCCCATCAGTTTGCCGACGCGCCCGATGGCTTGGCTTGCCACCTGTGCCCATTTCTTGAGGTTCTTCTGCCTTTCATCGCTTAACCGCCTTTCCTCATCCTGCTCTCGCTCCATCTCTGAAACAGATATGTCTGCAACTTTCTTGGCAAAGTCAGCCTTCGCGTCTGCAAGTTCTTTGGCTATCTCTGCACGCTTCTCGTCTGTCAGAGCCTCAACGGATAGTTCTTCCTCCAGCGTTGCAATGGTGGCTTCCACTGTCTTGACGGTGTAAGCGTTTTCAAGTTCAGCAAGTGTCCTCTCGTATTCTTCTTTGTCAATGATGCCCTGTGCATAACGCTCTGCCGTCACCGTCTGTTCTTCCACGAGCCAGCGGTCTCTCAAGGCTTGCTCTGTTGAGGCTCTTTCACTGATGCGTTCTATTTCCGCATTCGCAAAGTCCTCCTGTGCCTTTTCGATGGCTTTGTCCTTTGTGTTCTCTGCCACCAGTTCCGCCTGTGTGCGCTGGTTCGTAATCGTCTCGACTGCTTTATTGTAGTCTTCCTGAGTGACGGTCTTCTGTTTAAGGGACTCTTTCAGTTTCGCCAGCTGTTCATCAAAGTTTTTCTTTGAGGCTGACAGTTCCATGTCATGCTCCACCTCTGCAAGTCGCTTTCTGACGCTCAAGGCTTCCTCGCTCCCTTTCTCCACGATGGAAATCCTGTCTTTCAAGGTTTCCCGTTCTGCCTTGAGAACGATATCCCTCACTTCCTCCAGGTTCTTTGCTTCGGACACTTTATCGACGACATGAGTCTGTCCTTTGTCACTTCCAGAGCCACCACCTGCCAGCTTCAGCCCGTTGTCGGAAATGATGCTGTTCGCCTCATCCATCAGTTTCTCATAATTGCCGATAAAATGCTCTGCATCCTCGTCCATCTGCTTTTCCACATGGGCGACATAGGACTTGTGCAATTCCTTAGCCTCATCACGGCGCATGGCGTTAATGTACTGCTTCGCCTCATCGGTTAACTTGTACGGGATAGGCTTTGACCATGATGCCGAAGCCGCTGCTGCAGTGGCAGAGCCATAGTTTGGCATGACGTCCGCTTTTTCGTCTGATACGCGCCACTTGTTTCCGAAACGCTTTGACAAGGCATCTTGCTCCTGTTGTGTTAAGTTCTCATAAGATGCGATGGTGTAGTAGTCACCTGTTTTCACCGACTTCGTTTCAAGATCTTGCAGCCCCTTTTTCAGCTTCTCGACAGCTATTTCGTAGTTTGCTTGTGCCCTCGCCCTGAGCATGATGGATTTGAGCACATTGTCGGAATTCTTGACAAAGAGATTTTCCGCATCTGTAAGGTCATTAACAGAGAAGCCCGTCTGTTTCACTTCGTCCTTGTAGTCCTCCATGAACTGCTTTTGCTTGCTCAGATCATCGCCGCACTCTTTCCACTTCCTCTGCAACTTCAGGAATGCCGCTATTTGACTGCTTGCCGACTGGCTGACTTTCTCTGCCAGCTGTGCCTCTGCCTCTGCACGCTCCTTGACTGCTTGTGTTGCGTCCCTTGTTGCATCCAGGCTTTCTTTCGTGGCTTCTGTCGCGCTCTTCTGCTTAGGGGTGAAAGCCACCAAAGCGGCAATGAGCAAACCGATGCCTGTCGCCAGAAGAACGTATGGATTCGCGTTTGCCACTGCATTGAATGCAGCCTGTGCGACTGTCGCCGCCTTGGTGACGACTACACCGCTCTTCTCCGTTGCGTTCCGTATGGCAATGGCGCGAGCTGCGGCAAGTTCCTGAATGCGTCGCACACCCAGCATGAGAGAGGACTCTTTTTGCAAGGCGTTCTGTGTGGTCTGCAAGGCATTCGACATCACAAGCACGCTCTGGAGCTTCGTCTGCACCGCCACGAGGTCTTCTTCCTCAAGCCCAAAGATGGATGCAGCAGCCTTGGCACTGCCAAAGCCATTGACGACAAGCTGGATGCCCTCAGAAACAGCCTTGAAGCTGCTGGCATCATCCGCACTTTCCTTGATACTGCGATTCACGTCCCCGATGGCATCCTTTAGGACAGCCGCTTTTTGTGTGGTCTCGGATATCTTCGCCTCAAGTTCCTTCCCTTGTGCGCTTTCTCTCTCTGCTTCGCTCAGGTTTCTGTACTGGATGGTGAGCAATGCAAGTTCCTCGATCATTCCCTTCAGTTCCTTTTTCATTCCACCGTTGGCAATGGCATAATTGCCGATGTTCCTCTGAAACTCACCCAGCGAAGCCCCTGTGTCAATGAGGTGCTGGTTAAGCCTTTCAGCCTCATCGCTGAGGGTCTTGCCGATATCGCTGCGCTGCTCTTCATCGTTGAGGCTCTTGTAAGCCATCTTCATCTGTTCCAGTTGCAAAGAAAGTTGCCGATAACTACCTTCTGCGGCATTCAGTTCCTTGTCCTGGTTGTTCAATACGATGTTGAGCTCCTTGATGCTATCCTTCAGTTGCCTCTGCTGGTCAATGAGAGGAACGCCTGCCAGGATTGCTGCTTGTTCGGAAACCTTGCCGCTCTTCATAGCCTCATCAAGTTCTTTCTGCGAGGCTGTGACAGATTTAAGCTGTGCCTGCAGTTTGGATAGTCGCTCGATGTTCTGTTCCCTTGTGCCGATGATGCTCTTTGCCATATCGAGGGCTGTCTTGTCAATGGTGTAGGAGTCACGCTTCGCCTTGTTCGCCTTCTCTATCTCTGCGAGTTCCTTGCTGATGGCGTTCGTGGTCTGCCCCACAATTGCCTGTTGACGTTGCTGCGCCTCTGCAAGTTTCCTTGTGGCTTCTTCGGCACGTGCATAAGCAGCCTGTGTGCGCTGGTTTATTTTCTCGACATCTTCAAGGCTGGTAACCTTGGTCTTGACAACATCTCCAAGTTCCTTTATAACTGAGAGGAAAGTCTCTTTTGTGTTGGTCAGCTCCGTCTGAAGTTCCTTGAGTTGTTCGAAGGCTTTGGGCGCAACCAGATCAGTTATTCTTATATCTCCCATGTTTTATTATTTTTTGAGTGTTATACTTTTTCGTCATCGTCTATCTTTTTAGGATCTGCGAGGTCTTTCTCTTCTATCCGACGCATGAGAAGCTTCTCCACATCCCTGCATCCACATTGGAGAAGGAAACCTAATAGAAACAATATCATGTCCGCAGCGATAACTTCACACGATGAATAGCACCTACCGCGCTTTCGCTGTTCCTCAAGTGATGGCAAAGCGTCATCAAGCTGTCGCCATAGTGCCGATATATGAAGCGAATAACGCTTTATGCCGTCCCACTCGTGGAGGTTGTACCGCCGTCTGATATAGCAGAGTATTTTGGGTTGGTATTTATTGAGTGTAATCATGTCAAAACGGTGAGATTACTTTCGGTATTATTGGAGTATTGTCGCTCTTGAAAGTCGGTACTGATTGTAAATCATAGAAGCGCGTGGTGTTCGCGTCAAAACCAGCGATGAATGCGCCTGTGCCGATGTTCCTGCCTTTGCAGACGTTTATGAGTGCTGTGCCTGATGTGTCCACGTTTTCATAAGGTTTTGGATAGCGTTTGCCATTGCTGTAAGCTTCTGGACGGTATATCGTGAGCACAACATCTGCTGCCTCTGCGATTTGTCCGCTACCTCTCACCCTGTCAATAGTTGGAACAGGGTTTGAGATGTCTCTGTTCAACTGGCTCAGTGCAATGATCCAAACGCCTGTATCTTTGGCAAGGTTCTTCAATCGTCTTGCCATGTCTGCCAGCTGCGCCTCTCTGTCTTGCCGTTGCTGGTTCGTGGATAGAACTTGCAGATAGTCTATAACCGCCCCGTGTATTCCCTTCTTCAGTGATAAACTTCTGATACTGGAAATGATGCTATCAATGTCAGACGTTGATTTGTCATCAAAGAAAAGAGACTTTCTCGACAGTTCCATGCTCGCCATTTTGACCCTGTTCTGTTCCTCATTTGCCAGCCTTGCAGTCAATATCTTGTTGGAAGGTATGCCAGTCCTGGGGGATAGAAGTCTTGCCGTCAATTCGTGACGGCTCATCTCGAGACTATAAAAGCATATCCTTGCACCGCTATCCAGAGCATTCTCTATGACTGCAAGAGAAAAAGAGGTTTTTCCCATCGATGTTGCCCCTGCTATGATAATCAGGTTCCCAGCTTGCAAACCTCCACGTTCATCCATCCATTGAAACCCTGTCTTTATACCTATCGATGGTGTGGGGCTGGTGGCGTTGTCTTTCACTATGGTATCCACTTCTTTAAGCGTGTCATAAAGTGTGGAGTACCGTTGTTCATCGTGGGAGATGATTTGTGCAAGTCCCGTCTGGGCTTCTCCCATCAAGTCGGCAACGTCAGAAGCCTCATCAAAAGCTTTGCTCATGATGCTGTTCCCATACTCTATGAGCATCCGCTTTTGTGCTTTTTCTGCAACGATCCTGGCGTGTTCTTCGAGGTGTGCGGATGATAGTACAGCACGTGAAAGTTCTGCGATGTATGCGGCACCTCCTACCTCATCCAGCTTCCCTTCTTTACTGAGCCACTCAGCGATAGTGATAAGGTCAACCGCCTTTCCGTCATTGTTGAGGCTTTTGATGGCAACGAAGATGGAGGCGTGCCGACTATCATAGAAAGATGAAGGGCGCACCATGTCTGAGATGCGAGGAAATGCATCTTGTTCAATGATACACGAACCGATGACAGCCCTTTCCGCATCAAGTGCCTGAGGCATGAGCCGTCCCTGTATGAGAGTAGTTGATGTTTGCTTTTTCATTGCTTTGCCTCCCCGCGTCTTTTCCATGTTGCTAAACGTCTGCTAACCTCCCAGGTCTTTTCAAGTTCAAAGCGCATTTTGTCACCTTTTCGATTTGGTTCGCTCCAGTAGGCAAAAAAGTCATTGCACATTGTCTCACCGTACTGCTCGACGTATGGTCTTATTGTTTCGGCAAAAGACTTCAGTCTTTCTTCGAGAGAGGGCAAAGAAAAAGTTTTCTTTGATACGCCAGTAATTTCTTTTTTATTATTCTTATTCTTATTTATATTTATATTAGGGTTGTTTTTGTTTGAGTTTGCTTGTTTTTGTTTGTTTTTGCTTGAATTGGTGTTACCTTTTGGGGCACCTCCCAGCTTTCCCGCTGCGCTGCGTCGTTCGCGGCACGCCTTAGACTCATCAATGGCAAATTGCATCGGCACAAACGCCGCATCGAGTGCGCCTGTCGGATCTATCTCGTTGAAGGAAGGGAGGGTACCACGTAGTCCGTAATTGACGACGGCTCGATACATCGCCAATTGCACGGAATCTTTCTGTATCTTCTCTATCGCATCCGCGAATGATCTGAAAAAAATAAAAGTTTTTTCCTCTTTCATGACAGTTGCGATTTGAAGCGGTCATCCTTCTTGATGGCAGTCCAAACCTTGCCTGCATCGCCTCCCAGGTCTGTGTCCTTGCCTTGAAATATTAATTTCGTGATGGCTTCAAAGACAGCCACCTGATGTGCTGTGTCCAGGGTGAGTATCATATCCGCCCATCCACGATGAAAGTAAAATTTTTGCGGAAGAGGTTTCATGACACCACCTCCTTCCTCCGCATCAATCGCCGCATGGCGTTCGTGTCGGCTTGTTCAGCCAGTTCGCTTGTTGTGGCGACGCGTCCATCCTCGATGAGCGAGACGAGTTCCTCGCGGCGAAATAAAACTTTTCGCTGAAGTTTGTAAAAAGGGATCCTCCGCTCGTGGCACATTTTGCGGACGTACCCCACCGATGTTCTCAAAAGTTGTGCCGTCTCCGCAGCATCGAGAAAGTAATTTTCAATCATAATTAGTGTATTAAAGTTATCAAAAATAATTTTGCTGCAAAGTTCGGACTCTTTATCAAAAAAAAATAGTGCTTTTTAGTGCACACAATGGTGCACTAAAAAAGCACATGTTAACACGCTTCAAAAATTTCTTAATCTTGGAAAAGGCTATCTGTCTTTTCATAACCTTTTGGCTTCCCTCCTCGCCTGTCATCCAATTTTCGCATTGACTCTCCCAATCTTTCCTCTCCGAAGAAAGCGTTGAGTGCTTTCTCTGGAAATTGTTTGCCACCTCCTGGATCAGTATAAATTTCACGTAACATATAAGCGAGCCTCGATTTACTACCATACCCTCCTTTCCCATCAATATCCAGCCATTTACAACCACCTTGTGGCAGTAATTCCATCCAGCCTTTTTTAATCGCTTTTCCAAAGACTTTTCTCGCCAGCTCGGTGTCAATGTCTTTAGGCAGTTTTAATCCTTCAGGTTGAGGCTCTTCCCCCTTTAATGGTTTATCGAATGGATCATCATTCCCCTCCTTCTTAAGTTCTTCCATGTCGCGAGGATAGTAATATTCAATAATTCCCATCCATTCGCCAAGACATACAAGTAGTTCACGCCTTTTCGCTGTGAATTCAGAATCCTCCATATATCCTTGCAATTGTTCATCTTCCAGATATCTGGGGTATGGAATATTCCATTCTGAATAATCAATAGTCAGAGCATCAATAAGAGCCTCCGCAAATGAGCGCACACTGTAAGACATGGGAAATTTTGCCGTTTGTTGAAGGTCTTTGTCAAATTCGCTTCTTTTATCCTTCAAAGCTTTCAACAATAATTCTGTACGATGTCTATATTGTGCATCATCTTCAATGCTGAGGATTGGAATATAGTCATCAGTATAATTTGTTGCTTCTACGTCTACATCACGAAGCAAATCTGTAATTTTTTTTACATAGTCCATAGCCTTCAATCATTTTTAAAGGTAAACAAATCATCCATTTTCGAAGATGCGACCTTTTGAGCCTCATCGACGATTTTTGCATAAATTTCAGTAGTTGAGCTTTTCAAATGCCCCAGCTGCTTGCTTACAACAGCCAGCGGCACATTATTGCTCAGCAACAGCGTTGCTGCCGAATGTCGTGCCGAATGGAAGGTGATGGGGCGGTCTGTTATGCCTGCATCCTTCAGCCACTTTCTTAAAGAAGTGTTCGCTGTCTCGTTCTTCGGCAAAGAGAATACAGGTGTTTCGTCATCTGCTACATCTGGAAGCACTTGCATTGCCACTGATGGGACATAAACCTTCAGAGGCTCTTTCGTCTTCTGCATCACGATTTTCAGGTATGTTCCGTTTTTGTCAAGGTGAAAATCGCTCATGGTTATCCGCTTTAGATCTGAAAACCGAAGCCCTGTGTAGCAGCTGAATAAGAAAGCCTGCTTGATGTGGTGTCTCCCGTGGTTATATGGCGTATTCATCAGTAACTTCACCTCTTCTTCTGTCAGGAAGTATCTTGTGCCGTTCAGAGGCTTCACCTTTTCATCAGTGTCAAGCCCGTCCATCGGATTCGATGGGATGATCTTTGCTTTAACAGCCTTGTTCAATGCAAAGTTAAGGTTACGCTGCAGCCGGCACTGACTATTTTGAGAGATATGTACCTCTTTCCGCCTTTCAGGGTCATCCGTGCGAAGGTAGTTGAAATTCATTGCATCCTTTTTCAGGTGCTCAAGAAAGTCTTGCACCCATTCAAGCGTGATATCCTTAAATTTTACATCTGCGCCGCTGTATGCCTTGATGTGCACGGCAAGGGCTTTCAGGGCATTGTAATACGACTTTTTGTTGCCTGTACGCTCATACTCGGACATTGCCAGAAGGTTCAAGTACTCAATGAATGATGCTTTGTTTTTGGGGGTTGGAGCAAAGCCTGCCTCTTTCCTCTCCAGTTCTGCATTCTTCATGTCGCACTCGATCTGAAGAAGTCGTACCTTTTCCTCGTTGGCTCGTTTTGCCATGGGAGTGTGCTCAGGTTCAAGCACCTTCCCTGTTGACACTCGGACACGCTGCCCATTGTTCCGTCCGTAGAAGACAAGTGACACACTCCCGGATGCGAGAGGCTTCCCAATGAGGTAGATGCGTCTCGATTTATACTTGTGCCCATTCAAGCCGTAGCCCTCTATTAGTTCTGCAGGGCCAAGAAATAGTTTTTTCCTTCCCAT